TACTACGGTTGAATCTATTCCTTTGAATGATGCACCAGCACACTATCAATATTTGAGTGAGGAGTGTATGCGTAAGATATTACTTTCACATAATGTTACTTCGCCTTTATTATTTGGTATTGCAACAACAACTGGATTTTCTTCTAATGCAGACGAATTAAAAAACTCTTTATTAATATTTGATAACTTGGTAATTAAACCATATCAAAACTTAATTATAGATGCAATAGATAAGATTTTAGCAGTTAACGGAATTAGTTTAAAACTATACTTCGAGGGTTTAAATCCTTTTGAAGATATGTTTGCTAAAAAAGAAGAAGCAATTGTTCAAGATACAACTTTATCTAGTCAAGAATTAGACTTATCAGAATTTGGAGAGGAGTTAAACGAAGATGAATGGATATTAATTGATTCGCATAAAGTTGATTATGATAATGAGGATGAATTAGATGCAAAAATAAATGAGTTAAATAACCAAAAACCAACAAAATTAAAGCAAATAATTAACCTAGTTAAAACGGGTGTAGCAAATCCAAACGCTTCATCTAGTCAAGATGGCGAAATATTCAAGTCAAGATATAGATATAGTGGTAATATAGGCGAAAATTCAAGAGCATTCTGTAAAGCAATGTTAAGTTCTAATAAAGTATATCGTAAAGAGGATATTATTAGAATGGAGGCACAAGAAGTAAATAAAGGTTGGGGTCCCGAGGGAGCAGATAACTACTCTATTTGGTTATATAAAGGAGGAGGAGATTGCCACCATTATTGGACTAGAGAAACCTATTTAAGAAAATCAGATGTTAACTCTCCATTAGCTAAAAAATTCACTCCAAGCGAAGCAAGAAAACAAGGAGAGATATTACCAACAAATGATAATAGAGTATATCAAAAACCAAAAGATATGCCTTATAATGGATTTTTACCTACAAATAAACGCTTTAAATAATGGCAGAAGCACTATTAATTAATAGAACAGATTTAGTTAAGCACACTAGCTTAAACGGAAATATTGATACTGATATATTTATTCAGTACGTTAAAATAGCACAAGAAATTCACATTGCTAATTATTTAGGTACTGATTTATTCAACAAGTTAAAAGCGGATATTGTAGCGGGTACTATTTCGGGTAATTATTTAAGTTTATTAACTAACTATGTTAAACCGATGCTTATTCACTGGTCAATGGTTGAATGGCTACCTTTTGCAAGTTATACAATTAACGCTAAAGGTATATTTAAACATAGTTCTGAAAATGCTAGTAACGTAGAAAAAACAGAAATAGACTTTCTTATTGATAAAGAAACTAGTTTGGCTCAACATTATACTGAAAGGTTTATTAGATATATGAGTTTTAATCAATCTTTATTTCCTGAGTATAACAGTAATTCAAATGACGATACTTACCCAGACCACGATACTAATTTTACAAGTTGGTTAATATGAAAAAAGAGGCTAAGAATAACAACTTAAAGAAAATAACGTTATTATTAAAGAAGTTAGAAAAAGATGAGCAATCAAAGAATAAGTGAATTAACTGCAAAAGGTGCTATATTAGAATCAAGTGATTTAATAGAGATTTCTGATTTAAGTGGTGGCTCATATTCAACTAAAAGTGTAACTGGTGCTAACATAAAAGAATACGTTTTAAAGTCTGCTATAAACACAGAAACAACAAACTATACTTTAGCATTAAGAGAGCAAAGTAATTGGTTAGAAATTAATAGTGCTTCAAATAGAGATATAACAGTACCTAATAATTCTAGTGTTGCTTTTACAGTTGGCACAGAAATAAACATATTTAATTTAGGTACGGGGTTACCTAGTTTATTAGCTGATACTGGAGTTACTATTTTAAGTGCTGGTAACAAGCTAAAATTAACAAGTCAATATAGTGTTGCAAAACTTTATAAAAAAGATACAAACACTTGGATATTATCAGGAGATTTAACAGTTTAAATAAAATAAAATGAGTTTACCAAACATAGACAAATTAGTAGCAAGTAAAGGTGTTTACATTTGCAATGATACAACAGCAGTTACAAAAACAATTGCGGGTATTTTAGTATTAGAAGATACAGTATTTAGTGCTATTCGTGTAGCTGGTACAGATGTTAAAGCTAGTTATATTTCAACTCCAGCAACGGCAGTAAAAGCTGGTGCTTATATTACGGGTTTAGGTGTATTGTTTAGCGGTGTAACGTTAACAAGTGGTAGTGTTGCTTTAGTTCTCGGATAATGTACGGTGTAGGCTACGGATATAGTTCAATAGGTGCTACTACTAAATCGAGTGGTGGTGGTTCATCATACGATTCAGACGCTCAAAGTTATTTTACTGCAAATAGTACGTTAACAGATGTTGCTCAAAAGAATGCTATTAATCAATTTGTTTTAGATTTAAAATCTAATTCACTTTGGTCATTAGGTAAATATTTATACTTAGGTTTCTTAGGTGATTCTACTAAAGTAAAATATAACTTATTTTCACCAGCTTCAAACGTTTTAACATTGTCTAGTGGTTGGACTTATGATAGTCAAGGTATGCAAGGAAATGGAACTTCAGCGTATGCTCAGACGGGATTTATACTTCCTTTTAATAATAACGTCAATAATAAATCTTTGTTTATTTATTCTCAAACTAACATAAATTCATTAAGTTGTGATTTAGGTTCTCAAGGTGATTATGGATTAAGAGACCATTTATTTCCTAGATATAATAACTTATTTTACGGTACATTGTCTTATAATGGTTCTTATTCAACTTCTAATACAGATTCAACAGGTTTATTTGTTACTTCAAGAACTTCTAGTACAACAACAAAAATGTATAGAAATAATACATTATTAAGTACTAATACGTCTTTAGGTGATAACAACTCAACAAAACAAGATTTCTTAGGTGCAATGAATGAAAACGGTACAGCTAATTATTTTTCAAATCGTAAAATATCTATATATGGACGTATGGAAGGATTAGACGTAACACAAGAAGCTAATCTTAATACTTGTATAAACACATTATTAACTTCTTTATCTATACCAACATGGTAGGTATTAAACTAACAATACAACAAAAAGAAGCAATTCAAGGTGTATTTTATAATCAAAATACTTTTTTTAATTGTGTTCAAGATATTAACGGCGATTGGTTTTTATTTTTAAGTGAAAGTGATAAAGCTGAATTAGTTAATACTAACTTTGATTACTTACTTAATTTAACTGAGTTTGAATACGTTCCACCAGTAATTGAAAATCCTTTTATCTAATGAACGAATTTGAAAAAACAGTTGTAGGAATAGTAAGTGCAGTAATAGTTGGTGCAATTGCTAGGTTATTTACTAGCCACGCTAAAAACCACGATAACTTAATAAAATTAGAAGTAGAGGTTAATCAAATTAAAGCATCTAAAGACCATAACCACGAGCAATTAGAGAAACTATTTGAAGAACGTTTTAAACGCTTTGAAGATAAGCTAACGCACATGGATAACACCATAAGAACTAACTCAGAATATTTTAAGATATTAGTTGACGAAATAAAAAAAAAATAATCAAAAAGAATAACTATGAATATAATTGAAAACATTAAAGCCAAAACACCACGTAAGCATAAAATAGCTGGTAGAATTGCTACTGCTTTATCAGTTGCATCTTTAACAGTTGCAGAAAGTGGTATTGTAGATTCACGACCATTGATTAAAATAGCTTTACAAACGGTATCAGCTGTATTTGGTGCTCAAAGTTTATACCACGCACAAAAGACTTTAAAATAATGGTTGAACTTATCGCAGTATTTTTAATATTAAGTACTGTAATGATACTTAAACAAATAGATAATGGAGAACATTAGCAAACATATAACATTTAAAGAGGCTACATTTTCGGCAACTGCTCAAAGATTAGGTATTAAAAACGAACCTACATTAGAGCATTTAAAAGCAATGATGACAGTAGCAGAAAAATGTTTTGAACCTTTACGAGAATGGTACGGTAAACCACTACGAATTAACTCATTTTATAGAGGTAAAGACCTTAATAAAGCAGTTAAAGGAAGTGCAACAAGTCAACATTGCAAAGGTGAAGCAATTGACATAGATGCTGGAAGTGTTGCAGAGAATAAAAAGATACATGATTGGATTAAAAACAATTTAGAATTTACACAATTGATTAACGAGTATAATTATAGTTGGGTTCATGTTTCTTATGATGCAAAGAATTTAAAAAAACAATGCTTAATCATTAAATAATAACTATCTTTACAACGCATATTTTCTATTTTAGTTTTAAGAGTGTAAAGAAATTTACACTTTTTTTATTAAATATAGTTTGTAATTAAATAAAATTAGTTACATTTGTCAAAACTAATGATAAGAAATATGAAAGAATTTAAGATACACTTATACCTACTAACGTTTTGCAACTTGGCGCAGTGCCGTTTAACAGATAAATTAATTTAAAAAGTAGAATATTATGAGTACAGAAAATGATTGTGAAAAACACGAAGATAAGGCATTTAGCCAAATTGCGGTTATGCGTAGTTTTTTAGAAGAAATATCACAAAAACATAATGTTCCAATTGAAAGGGTAGTAGTTGGAATAATTTTTAATAAAGTTAATGTTTGGGATTTTAATCAGAGTTGCATTCCTGATTGGATTCTTTTAGAGACATTAGAACAGTAAATTTCGCATAACTAGCTGCTAACCGAACATCAATTTAAAAGTGTTAATTATAAACTAGTTAACACTTTTTTTATCAAAAATTGATATAATTTATACTATAACAATATATAATTAAATATAATTGTTTATCTTTGTAAAAATTAAATAATAGAAATATGGCAAAAGCACAAATTGAACTAGATGATATGCTAGTTTATGAAGCTAAGAGAATAGCTTTATTAAATGGATTTAAGGAATCCAAACAATCAATAACAGATATGGTTTATAAAATTGCAATAGACTGTATTAAATACCTAGATGATGAAGATTTCCAACAAATAACTGGTTTAAAAAAATAGAGATATGGAAAGTTTAAAACACATTCAAAGCGAATTA